AATACACATATATATATATCTATCTTAATTATTTAATGATTTAATTATGATAGTAAGTAAGTAGTTTTAGTATATAGATTTACAAGACGACTTTGGATAATTGATGGATAATTGAGCACTTATCGTTATGGTATAATGAATTATGAGCAATAGTCAACCTATTTCACAGCGCTATCGGCACAAAACAACGCCAATTTGACACAATATAAAAAACTGTTAAAATAAAGTGTAAGCGAATTGACGATATTATGAATCGCTATTCATGTTCTTGCGGCTATTATTTGCAGTCGGCTATGGGGTCGCTGGTGGCTCGATGGCGCTATCATTATAAAACTATTTTTAAAAAATCGCACCAAATGGCCTGTAAACCAGTTGACATAATGGCGCGAGTGTGGTATATAGTATATGCAAGCGTTTTTATGATGACGGTGGAAAGACACTAGGAGCGACACCGAGATTGCCGCGACATGGGAGCGTAGCGGAATTGGTATACGCATCGCGGGGGTCGCAACCCTAGAAAACATGGATATCTAAAAGGCGACCATGGACACTTTGCGGGTTCGACTCCCGCCGCTCCCAAGAAGTCCTGCCGCCCATAACTTTACCTTGTGGCGGATGGCCGCGTTGCTCCGGCGATACGGGGCATCCTTTCTAAGTCCAGGCAACCGGGAAGCGCCAGCGCTTGACCACCTGGCTGTCTACCGGCGGGCAGTACACCGGATATGGCCGGCGAGATTAGTCGGCTAAAGGTTCGCCACCGAAGGAATGAAGCGGCGCCCTTGAGCGGGTAGAACTCCGCGACTCCCCGAGCGATAGTAGGGGACAGCAGGATATAGCCTAGTTGGCAAGGCGCTTGCTTTGGGAGCAAGAGAACGTGGGTTCAAATCCCGCTGTCCTGAATAGGGATTGGAGGTAAGTATGAGCGATATCGACGTATCAGGCGACTATCCTGCGGAAAAGATGCCCGAGTTGTTGGAGACGGCGAGGAAGATTTCGGAATGTGGATCGTGCCATCAATTTAATTGTAAAAATTGCCCAGCAGATTGTGGCTTCCACGATGACTTGGAAGATAAATGCAAGCGGCATGATATCGATACAATAGATAATCCCGAATGGTTCCGCGCATTTGTCGAGAAATATGAGCCGCGAAGCGATAAAATGCAAGGACATTGGCATTCGATGCCAAGTAGCGCAACCGCTTCGGATGCGGTATGCGGTATGACGCGAGTTGTGAAATCCACGCATCCATCAATCATGGATTATTCTCCAATAGTAACCGTAGAGGGTGCGCCGGTAAAAATGAAGCGCATCTATAACCACCACGAAACCATATCAGATCGTCGCAAGCGGATGTTGCATTCCAGTATTTAGTCCTTGACAGGCATTAACGCCGGGTGTATGCTCGGCTTTAAGAAATCATAGGAGGTATTGTATGAAGAACGAGAACAAGAAGCCGACGAGCTATTTCGATTGGCTTCGCAAGCTGACCGACGACGTCGTAACGGCGGTCAAGTGGCCCGCGCAGAGTCGGCGCATCGATCGAGCATTCGCTAAGAAGGCCGACCGACTCGAAGAGATCGAAGCGCAGACCTCCGAGAAGATTCTCGACATCGAGCGCCAGCTCCTCACTGCCGACGAGGATTCGATGGATTATCTTATCGACGCAGGACTATCGCTCCTAGTAGACCTCGACGCCGCCAGGATCAACAGCAAGACGGCGAGCGAGTGGCTCGAGAAGCTCAGGGGCGAAGCGCCGGTGGTGGAGGAGTAGAACCACGCCGGGATTCGTCCCGGCAACACTAGCGCGTCGGCAAGAGGCAAGCCACCGGTTTTTGATACCGGTATTCGCTGGTTCAAATCCAGCCGCGCTAATAGGTTTTTGGTTTTAGGAGGTATACAATGGCTTACGAGAAAATTAGTATCACAGTTAGCGGGCCTAGTGGAAGCGGGAAGACGCATTTTATTAATGAAGTTCTTATACCAGCCCTGAATAATCTCGACATAAAATATGGATATTTCGGCAAATTCATTCCACTAGTAAAAATCAATCGGCTTGTTATTATAGAATCCGACGTGATAATGAACGTCGATGAAGAAAACAAGCCTGATACTCGCAATGACTGGATCGGAAAGTGGGGATTTCTATCTGATCATAATCCAGATTGTCCAGATATTGGTAAAATATCAAAGCTCACGAGTTTTGAACCAAACAGTGAATATCCATTCGAGACTCATGGTATATGCTATAAATATTTTAGGCAAGCCACGCCATCAGAATTAGTAACTCATAATATCGAGGCCAAATAATGCCCACCATCGGAATCATCATCGGAGCCATCGCATCGCTAATTTTCTACCCGCTCGTCCGCGATGACGAACTACGCCGCAATATCAATCGCACCATGAATCACTATGCCGACCGCCATTGGTCGAGTAGGCGTGGTGCTATATGAAGAAATCTATCGACATCATCTACCACAAAGTACCGATGAACGTGAGCGGCGAATGGATACCATTTCAGCCCGCCGTACTGCGCGCCGATCCACTAGAAAGCCGCCCACCAGAAGGTGGATATTTCAGCGACTACACAATAACCATCGGCGATGTTGATGCAACCAGCGCGTTATTCAATTCGCGATCGATAGCCGATTATGCGGCAATGAAGATTATGGAGGTGGAGGATGGACGGTAAGATAAACGACCTATCTCATAACGTTATATCCAGCATTCGCTCATGCTCGGTTTTTTATGATGAAGAAGACGAAACCAGCCATGTACGTTTTCACGCGACGGAAGGAGAGGCGAATAAAGAACTTGACCGCATCCGCGCCGAAGCTCGGGCCGAGGCGCTTAAGGATGTGGTGGATAAGTTGCGGGCTTCATTTTTTAGGCCCACTGGTCCGCACGGATTTATGGACGCTAAGCACGACGATGACGCCACTAATGAATGCGAAACACTATGCGCCGCCATTTTCGCCGACGAGCCGAAGGAGCGCGAGGCGGAGGGGCCGCAGGTTGGGGACGCGTGCCTGTTCTGGGGTGAAAGGGGCTACGGGATCGAATACGACGTCGGCCTACTAAGCCTCCATCACAACGGCGAGTATTATATGCGCGGCGGTATCGGATGGAAAAATTGCCGCGTGCTCGCTCGGCAGATAGCGATACAGGATATCACGCGAGTCCATGGCGGCACCCGCGATGGCCTGCTCTACAAGTCCGACGTGGACGATAGGGGGTAGTATGCCTACATGGGGATATATAGCCATTGCTATAGCATTGTTAATGATATGTCTTGGCGGAGGAGATTCGGATGACGGCGGTATCGATTAACAGGCTTTTCCCATCCATCATCGCCGCGCTGGTCATATCATCTACGCCGTTCGTTCAGCGTCTCGACGATCCGATACCGATAGCCTTGGAGCAAGAATACAAGCGCCCAGACATGACTCCCTACGAATGGTCGGAGGCAATAACCGGGGCGCCCGCAACCATCCTTCAGGCCATCGCGCGCACCGAATCGAACGAGCGCGACGACGTACCGGGCGACGGCGGAATCTCACTCGGGCGATTCCAGATTAACGAGACATTCCGCGATTGGCGAGTAGAGAAATACGGCGAGTACGATCCGACCGATCCATATAGCGCTGCGGTTATAGCCGGTCGCAAATATCAGGACTCGCTCGCCTTTCTCGGAACCCCGGAATTAGCCATAGCCGCGCATCGGCAAGGAGCAGTAGGCGTCTTTACGGATGGGCCTACGATGTGGTATATTGAGCGGGTATATCGGAATATGTATTTGTGACCAGGAGGGCAACGCCATAATGACCCCAAAAGAGCAATATCAAGCACTACAGAAATATCGTGGACTCGTAGGCCATGCACTTAATGGCCGCAATGGAGCAAATTACGGCAAGATATTATCGCCAGAGGATTACGAGGAGCTAGAATCCGATTGCCTAGCCGCTATTTTTTGCGCCATCGATGCATACATTCCAGATCATCCATCGGGAGCCAAAATCGAGACGCTCATCTATTTCTATATCCGTAAGGCTATATCTCGATACATGGACATTAAAACCCGAAAGCGCGCCAAGTTTAACGACAGCACAATCTCCCTGTCCTCGCCAACATTCGACGGACGCTCAACCCTCGAGGATGAACTAGAGGGCTATTCCCCCGACCTTCCGGCACGCATACAGCTCGATGCCGCGATAGCCTCTATACAAGATCCTGAGCGCCGTGCTATAGTCGAGAGAGTAAGCCAGGGCGAAACAATGGCATCGATCGGCGCTGACCATGGCGTAACGAGGGGGAGGATATTCCAGATTAAGGAACATGGCGTCAAGGAAATGGCGGGGAATGTTGGGAGGAAGCGCATATGACGGAATGGAAGCGCGACGAGACTATAGAATCCGCCCGCATGATTCTCGGGGATTGCATGGACTTGATGCGCGACCTTCCAGACAAGGTCTTCGATCTGGCGATTGTTGATCCGCCGTATGGTTATGGTGGAGTGACTTATGTTTCAAAAGGAAGAATCAAGGCGCATGGCGGTTTTTTTGACAAAATAGAAATTACGCAAGCGGTAATTGATGGAAACACACGCCAAATGAACAAAGTTGAGGTTGTTCATGCACAGACAAGCAAAGAAACTATTCGATCATTTGAAGAGGTTAATGTAAGTCCACCACCAGATTACTTTGAAGAATTATTCAGAATATCACGGCATCAAATAATATGGGGTGGAAATTATTTTGTACTACCACCAAGTAGAGGGTTTGCTGTATGGCGCAAAACAAGCGTATCGGAAAAGTTTACAATGGCAATGTGCGAATATGCCTGGGTAAGCTTTGATGGAAACTCGAGTTTTTTTGAAGGCGCACCACAAGGTAACTCGAAAGACCCGCGCATCCATCCCACCCAAAAACCAGTCGCCCTATACAAGTGGCTTCTCTCCCGCTACGCTAAACCCGGCGACCGCATCCTCGATACCCACGGCGGGAGCGGATCTAGCGCCATCGCCTGTATCGACCTTGGCTATCAAATAACATGGATCGAAAAGGATGAAGATTACTACGATGCGGCCGTGAGGCGAGTAAAGGAATTTGCAAAGCAACCACGATTGATAGATGCCCCACAAGCCATATATAAGGACGCCGACCTATTTGAAAGGCCATAATGCAAAACGACTATCAGGCATATCGCCCGCGCCTCCTAGAATACCTATCCTCTCGCGGCATCAATATCGACACGCGCCATAATTTCTCGTGTATCCTGCCGGGTCACGACGATACCACCGCGAGCATGGCGCTACGCGGAGATCGCCTCCACTGTTACGGTTGCGGCTTCGACGGCGACATCTATGACGTATGCGGCGAACTTGACGGCATAACAGATAGGAGCGAGCAATATAGGCGCATCGCCGAACACTTCGGAGGATCGCCAGCAGCACCAATAGTGCGACAGCCTGCCACCCCGTCATTCGCCCCAGACCCCGCGGCCATCGAGCGTGTTACCGAATGGCTCCGATCGATCCGCCAACCATACGCCGACAAGCTTGCCGAGTTCGCCAATGCCCGCGGCTACGACTCCGACTACGCCGACCCGCTCTTATGGTGGCCCGGTCTAAAAGTCGCGCAATCCTATCCTATCCGTGACGATCTCGAACCCGCCGGCATTATCGATCCAACTAAGCCCCGATCAGCGTGGACTCCAGCAGGCGCTGTCGTACTATGCGGAGTCGGATTCAAGCTCCACTATATCGACCGCGAAGGAAAGACGATCAAGCGCGAATCACGCGGAGGTCATACCTTTAATCCCGACGATCTACCAAGCGGCGACCGTCTAATTCTAGTCGAGGGCGAACTAGACGAGCTATCGGCCAGATATGCTGGATTTGATGAGACCCGCGCTATTGGTGGAACGAATGGGCTTTCGGCAGACGACGCTCGGGAGATATCCACTCGCGGCTACCTAGAAATAATCCTAGCCTTCGATAACGACGACGCCGGAAAAATCGCCTCTGGACTCATGCCTCCGAAACAGCGCCGATATACGACGGTACCACAACTTTTGCGATCGGTCGGATACTCTGGCTCGATCAGATACGCCGCCATTCCCGAAGGATGCAAGGATATTGACGACGCGGTTAAAGGTAGCCGTATCGAGGAAGTCAAGCAAGCTATTTTCAATGCGGCAGAGGTGCCGGAAGGAGGAAGGAATGACGACAATCTGGAGCATAGCGCTAGGTATTCTGGGGGATTACCCGTGGAGAAAGTGGACGGGGGCCGCAAAGCTGGCGGCATGGCACCGAATGGATCGAGTAAGGCAGATGTTCAAACTCGGCCGCCTTTCCAGTTTCTCGGCTTCGACGACCAAGCGCACTACGTCCTCCCACGTAACCAAAATATAGCGCTTAGGATTGCCAGGGGTGAAAAGGCGATAAAGGATAAGCTGATAGAATTTGCACCAGCCGAATGGTGGCATGCAAACTTTGATAGGGAAGTTGTAGATAAAGACAGCGGAGGTATAAAGATAGCTCTTGATAAGAATGCTGCCATGGAATGGTTTTCATCAACGTCTCAAAATCACGGTGTTTTTACGGACGATAGAATACTTGGCGTTGGCGCCCATCTCGACAATGGCCACGCGATAGTAAATACCGGCCGGGCTGTTGTGAGACCAGGACAAAAGGCCGTATCGTATGATGACTACGAGGGCGACAACGCTTATTGCCGATCGCACATAGAGCTAAAAGTAGACGGAGAGCCATGGAGCCGAGACGACTCTGCATATTTTATCAAGCAACTAAAAACGTTTACCTTTGAAAGCAACATAGCGTATTATGCCGTTGCCGGATGGTGCGCCGTATCTCCATTCGCCTCCATATTATTTCGTCGCCCGCATATTTGGATTACCGCTAAAAAGGGAGTTGGTAAAAGCTGGTTAATGAAAGAAATAATGCGGCCATTAACCGGAGAAACATCATCACTATTTTCTGAAAACGTAACAACCGAAGCGGCAATAAGGCAGGAGACGAAGAAGGACAATCGATCGATATATCTCGATGAGTTTGAAATCGGCTCGGGTGGCGATGGTGATAGTGGAACCGCTAGGTATGAGAAGGGTATTATAGACGGAGTGTTGCGGCTTTCCCGATCTTCATATTCTGGAGAAAGAATATTTAAGGGCACGGCAAACCACAACGGAATATCTTTTTCTACTAAGAATATGTTCTGCTTCGGTTCAATCAACGTCAATATAAACAATGCCGCCGATAAAAGTCGAATCGTAATATGCCGCATGGATAATAGCAACGGAATAGCGTCTCCGCCAAAAAACCCCGACGGAATGCGAGCCAGGATGTTTTTGCATCTCGACAGATTGATTGATGATGTGCAAGAGTGCACAAATATGATGCTTGCCTTTGGGCACGAGCAACGTGTTTGTGATACCCATGCTCCGCTATATGCTGGATTTTGGAGACTGTTGTCAGAATCTGATTTTGGAAATAATGGAACCAACGACGACGCTCGGATGATGGACAAAATGAAGGAATCGTGGGAGCTGATATCTTCCACCGCCGAAAATATCAGCGACGAGGAGTCCCTGTTTCAGGCCCTGTTCCAATATCGCGCACGCCTTGAGGCCGGAGAAGAAAAAACCGTCGCCGAGATGCTGACCGAAAAAGACGACATGGGCCGATTGCGCCATTCCGAGGCGCTAGGCAAGCGCGGCATCCGTCGCTATAATATCGACGAGGGGAAACACGCAAATAGCCTAGCGATTAGTCAAAGCAATAAGGATATCCGCGAGATGCTAGAGGGCGCATCGCTCGGCCCCAACTACAAGGAGGTATTAAAGCGCCACTACTCATTTATCGGCACCGATACCGTAAATATCGGCGGAGTAAATCAAAGCGCCATGCTATTCAGGTGGACGGATTTGGAAGCTCGGTTCTTTAATTCCGATGGACTGGAAACATTGCCATTTTAGGAGGTAGAAGATGAGGGGGATTAAGTTTAGGGCGTGGGATGATCATGAGAAAGTATTTTTTTATAATTTTATAAAAAATAATATTATTCAAGTAAGGTCAGATCGCGAACGTCATAATGTAATAATGCTTGGTAATATACAGGTTTTAATAGACCAGGGTTGCAAACTCGAACAATTCACTGGCCTCCGCGACAAGAATGGGAAGGAGATTTACGAGGGGGATATACTCTATACTAAAAACCGATACGGAGATGGGCTTGCGGTGGTAAAAAATAGCGGATGGTCATTCTATGTTGAACCAATAAGTCAAAATGCAGATTTTGTATGGGCAGACCAAGATGGTAATAATTGGGAGTGCTCGAACACCGAAGTCATCGGCAACATCCACGAAAACCCCGAGCTTTGAAAGGAGCGAACTAAATGACCGACCTAAACATTTTCACCTTTGAGGGACGACTGACACGCGATGCCGAGCTGAAGTATCTAACGACTGGCACCGCAGTATGCAATTTTTCCGTAGCCATCAACAGATCAATTCCGCCCCGGGAGGACGGCGGAGAATGGAAAAACAAAGCAACCTTCGTCGATTGCCAACTATGGGCCAAGCGCGCCGAAAGCATGGCGTCCAAGCTCCTCAAGGGCGCCCGCATCACAATATCCGGTCACCTAGATCAAGATACCTGGACGGATAGCGAGGGCGCCAAGCGCTCGCGATATCAGGTGCAAGTCGATTTTATCCGCGTTGATGGGGCGAAGGCGTCCGCTAGCGGCGGTGATTTTGTGCCAGATAGCCTCAAGGGTGAAGCGGGGGCGCCTGCCGCTAGCTCCGAGGATTTTAGCGATGATATACCATTTTAGGAGGATGTTGTGAGCGAATGGATTAGTGTTAAGGATAGGTTGCCGGAACTAAATCATTCAGTATTGACGTGGAGTTTTTGCGATGAAATATTAACTGGATTTTGTAGAGAAAGCCCGTACGGTGGAGATATTGAATGGTGTTCTGACATCGACAATATAGATATATCTGTCACCCATTGGATGCCGCTACCACCGCCGCCAGATGCCTAACCCCTGGACATACTCACATAGCGACGCCCTATCCATGGACTATGCCTATCGCCGATCACCCGTCGGAATAGGATACGAAGTAATGACCGCCGACAGGGTGCGATATAGCCCATCGGAGATTCAGCGCCTATCGGATGCCGGCCTAGAGATATCGCTATCGGTGCATTTAGTCAAGCGCGTTTTTAATGGCGAGATCGTGGAGGCATGGCGCCGACCACCGCCCGCCGATGTTGAGTAGTTTGTATAGTAAAAATCGCGCAAATTTCGTATTTATTTTGCGATTTTTGCGCATTTTTTGTATTTAGGGGTTGTAATGGTGGGCGATGGGGTGTATAGTCTTACTGTTGGGTAGCGATAGAGTGGCTACCAATCCTCCACCACGGAGGCAACCATGCGCAGGCTAACCGCTATCATAATTTTCGCCATCCTGGCGGTATCGTGCTCTTCCGCAATCCTTCCTTCGCCATACCTCGACATCAATACCGCCTGGCGCGAGGTGTCGTCATTCGAGTATACTCCCGACGACGGCGACTACTGGAAAAGCCCGAGCGAGTTCTTATCCGATGGCGGTGGTGACTGCGAGGACTTCTCCACCTATTTCCTATACCTCGTCGGGCCAGACTCTGGCGCATCGATGGCCGTGCTATTCCTCCCCGATCGCGGTTTCCATGCCGTCATCGAGCTATTGGATGGTAGCCTAATCGAGCCGCAAGCATACGGCTACGGCTGGTCTGGCGGATCGCCGCTGTGGACACTGTCATATGATACCGTCATGTCTCTCTGCGGAGCGAACCACAAGGGGCTTGACAATGACGGCGTTATAATAGATACTGTCGATATCCGCGAAGTGGTCGCGGGTTGTAATTAAGCGCGGACGTGATAAGGCGTCGGCTTTGGGAGGATTATATGCTGCATATACAAATTGTTTCCGACGAATCGGAAGTACTAGCATCAACTAACAAGGAATACTTAGACAAATTGATACAAGACGACGGGATGCTAGCAGTATCCAAATGGATATATGCCAAGCTAGACGAGGCGGAAAAAAACGGATATTAACCACCCTGACGAGTCGCTAAAAATTGCGACGACCGAATAGTGAAAATCTCCCCGTATGGGGATGATAGCAATAGTATGGAGGTGGCTATATGGCTACCATGAAGAACGGACGGAAAATCGGAATGTTCGCCGCGCTGGCTAAGATGCTGGCACCCGTGACCAAGATTTTCAAGAAGCGACGCGACGACGACGTGTATCGCTCGCACCACACCAGGGGGTGCAAGGGCATGGGCCGCATGGCTTTCTATGCCATATCCGATCCGAAGCACGCGGCGCACCGCCGGAACTGGGCGCACTAATGAGCGGCCGCAAGTCGAGGCTCTATAGGGCCGCCGCCAACCAGAACGCCAAGCGCAACAACGTATTCGCCATCGGAGCGCGCGGCTTTATGAAGTGGTATCGCAAGCTCATTGCCGCCATATTCCCGGGCAGACGCAAGCGATACGATCGCGCCATCGGATGGTGGTATAAGCGCTGGCTCAAGAAAGAAGCCCACAGGATCGCCACCATAGATCGCGACCCCGACACCAGAGCGTTCATGGCTACCCGCAAAAAGGTATTCCGCCAGCATATGGCCAAGAAAGACAGCGCCAAATGACCACCCCGACCCTCAAGGCCACCTATATCGGCAAGGCTGGCGACTTCGACGAGACGAGGCACCATATCGAATCCCTACGCCATATCGCCGACCACGGAGCGCCGATACCAGCAGTGGAAGCACGATGGCTCATCGACATAGCAACGAAGCTACTCGACGACGACAAAAAGTGCTCGGATATAATCTCCGAAATGCACGCCGACCTAGAGGCCATCATGGCGACCCCGAAAGGAAAAAGAATATGAAGAAGCGCCCGAACGATAGGAATGTGTATCCGAACGAGGTATACGAACACGAGGGTGATGCTATCGGCATCGATCCGTGGGACTTGGGGTCTCCCAGCAAGCCGCGCACGATATGGCTTCCCGTCCCTCGCATCTGCGGCAACTGCCCGCTAGCATACGACTCGACCAAGTGCAAGCGTACGAGCTGCAAGGTCAAGAGCCTGCGGCGTCGCGGGATAGAGCCGGTGTATTAGAAGGGCCATCCAATGCGCGAATCCATCATCCAAGAGCAAATAGCCAACTATCTATCGGCCCTATCCTCTCGATATGGATTCGTGTATTTTTCCGTGCCGAACGAGGCCACGCTATACGGCGGAAGAAAAGGCGGCGACCAATTCGCCCGCCTGGCGGTGCTAAAAAAAATGGGTATGCGCCCCGGTGCAAGCGATCTAGTTATCGGGCACAACGGACGTATATACTGCCTCGAGGTGAAGAACGAGCGCGGCGAACAATCGACCGACCAGCTACTTTTTGAAGCATGGTGCCTGCGATGTGGTATTCCATATGTGGTGGTTCGGTCGGTCGATGATGTTGCATATTGGATGAAGGAATGGGGGATCATACCATGACCGCCAAGCAACAGCTATTCACCATCCTCGACAATCTCCCCGAGCGCGATATATCAGGATGGCAATTATTCTCCATGATGGACGGCTACAATTATCCAACCACGCTACTACAATACGCCCGCGAGTATTGCGATCTATCGGGTGCTATTCTAACGATGGTCGATCATCAGAGGAGCATATACCATTTTGTACCCGGAGCGAAAATAGCCGGGGCGATTAGGGATTAGCCATGCGAGTATTCCGAAACACCCGTAAGGATCATGGCGAATTCGAGATCATCGTCGAATTAAACATCGGCGAACTGTATTTTACTGAGCGGGCCGCTAGGGAATTGCGCGACAGATTGTCGTCGATACTGGCGGAGATGAAGAAGGAGGGGAAGAAATGAGCGAGCATACGAAAGAGCCGTGGAAGGTTGTGGGGCCGTATTTTGGGCATTTTTATATTCGTAATGATCCGGCAGAGTGGAACGGAATGGGATATCAGCATATATGCTCAGTTCCCTACGAGCAAGGTGTTGATTTTTTCCACGCTAACGCCCGCCGCATCGTCGCTTGCGTCAATGCGTGCGAAGGTATAGGCACCGGCTGGCTAGAGAAAAACGCGGCGATGCTTCAGTCGATAGTTGAGGATATACAAAATGTATCTTGCCAACTTGACGAGGCCAGGGCCCAGCGCGACGAGTTGCTGGCGGCGGCGAAGACCGTGGTTAAAGGATGGGAATCTCTTCCTGGAAATGCTAGATACACCGTTAATGAAATACAGAAATGGCTTAGCGGAAATATGCATAAATGTATACAGACAGCCCGCACCGCCATCTCCAATGCCGAGGCTAAAAAATGACCGGCGCCACAGATCTATCCTTCCTGTCCTGGAATCCTCGCATAACCGAGCATTGTGAAAACTACGACAATCCATGGGATAAAATGCGGCGCATCTGCGGCTCTGGTAAAAAGTTCGGCCCACCTACTCCAATAATCATCACCGACATAAAAACCAGCACCGAACATGAGGAGCCATCATTATGTGCCACCGCTCGACTACTCGAGGTAAATACCGGAACGATAGCCGACAAGTTAAAAAACGGCCGAGCTATTCGCGATAGATATACAGTACGGAAGGCCACCGCGTGCTAACTCTCCGCCCATACCAGCGCGACGCAAACTACCAGCTCCATACCCTCATAAACGCCGGCCGCCATCCGATACTTGCCAACCCTACCGGAACCGGAAAGACAAAAACCGCCATCGCGCTGATTTCCGAGCGCGTCGCCATCGGTAAGCGAATATGGGTATTGACGCCACAAACCGAGATATTCGACCAGTGGCTAATCGACGCCGCCGCAAATGGGCTAAACCCCGGCACCATAAACGACAAAGGCATCCAGGGCCGCGACCGCATGCTCTATATCGTTATGCCACTATCGGCGGTCAATTTGCTCCATCGCATCCCCGAGCATCTGTGGCCCGATGAAATCATTACCGACGAGTGCCACCATTCCGCCGCGACGACATGGCAATCGATCTATGATTTCTTTCCCGCAGCCTCACGTATCGGACTAACCGCAACGCCCCGCCGTACCGATCGCCGCCCACTATCGCCGATCTATACCGATATCGTCCAGACCATCACGCAATCTGAAGCTATCGAGCAAGGATATCTAGCCCGCCCGCTGGTCATCGTCCCGAAGGATTACCACAAGCGTCTCGAGGTGCCCGGAATCGATATCGATACTCCCGAAGGCCTAGCGCGACAGGCCGCCGCGCTCGGCGAGACGCAAATAATCGGCGACGTAATCGGGCGCTATACCGATATATTCGCCGGCCTTCCGGTGCTAGTCGCGTGTTCCACATTCCAACACGCCGACATGATGACCACCGCATTCAATGATTCCGGCTGGAAATGGGCGCATATCCATAGCAACCTTCCGAGCCGCGAGCGATCGAGGATGCTACGAGATATCCGCACCGGAAAACTTAACGGTCTATGCACCGTCGGTATCGGCATCGAGGGAATGGATATCCCCGGTCTCTACGGCCTCATATGGCTACGGCGTACAATGAGCCTGACGATCTATCTCCAGTTCATCGGCCGCGTCCTCCGTCCGCTATCTGGTAAAAAATACGGCGTCATTCTCGACCCAGTCGGCAATCTATTCATCCATGGTTTCCCCGATATCCCGCGCAACTGGTCGCTCGATGGCATCGATCCAGTGGAGCAGAATCCAGACGTTCCAACGATGACTGAATGCCCATGGTGCGGAACCTATAACGCAACGAGCAACACCGTATGCCATTTCTGCAATCGCCCATTGGTAGGGGAGGAGGCCAACGAGGCCCGCAAGGATAATGCCCGCCACCTCCCCGCCATGATCGACGGCGAGTTGATAGCCGTTACGAGCGACGGACAGGCCCGCGAATTACACAACCGCGCCGAAGAAATCCGCGAGGAGTCGGGTAGAGAGGATGAAAAGCGCCCCGTTACCATATTGACACGAGAGGAGCGATCTGGTATACTCCGAGGCGAACTATTCGCAAGGAACCGGCCTAATTTTGAAGAGGCCATAAGGGGGTTGAAGTGAAAGACGCGATTATTTCTTCTATTGGCAAAATGCTATGGGCACTGGTATTCTCTGCGATACCAGCGATATCAATTCGAGACATTCCTGATAATATTAGAGATTGCCTAACATTCGGGATGATATTGTTTTCATGTCACCTGATACTTATGAAAATAAATGAAGTATTGGATGCTATAAAAAACAAGGACGCCGCCAAATGACCCGCAACATAATGACCGGAGAAGGCATAAGGCCAGTCGAAGCCGTGACGGAATTTGAAGTTAGTGGTATTAAGCTATTTACACAATATGATTTGCTTGCTGATTGGTGCGTCACTGAATCATCGTGCGGGCTAGATCTGTGCTATGGAAAAACAGAATCAGAGGCCATAGAATCGGCCAAGGCTACGATCGCCAATATTGGCCCAGATAAGATAATCAAAAAAGTGCGCGCCATGGTTGAGCGCTTTGGCGTGGCGAATAAGGAGGTGTAGCGATGGTCATTAGAATCGAGTGCCCTAAATGCTCGCATCGGTTTTCTATAGAGCCAACTGCGGCGATGCGCGAGATTGAAAGGCTCAAAAAAGAAAACTCCAGCCTCCGGGCGGTAATAGCCGCCATGGAATCAATGAAGAAAAACGATCCACTCGGTGGACTCGGAAAGATGTTTGGCCTATGACTCCCTATTGGTACATCCACAACGACTTTACCTCGAAGCGCTCGACGCGCGTCGGCGCCTCCGAAATATCCGCCGCGATTCCCGATCCAGAGCACCCCGGACAATCGCTAGCCGGATATGACCGCACCGCCCTGACGGTATGGCAAGAGAAAACCGGCCGCAAGCCGCGCGACCCGTCGGGACTCCCCGCAGAGATGGGCCACTGGAACGAAGTAAAAGCCATCGAGCTATTTATCCGTGGTATCAATCCCGACATGGCCCGTGAATACCGTCGATCCCGCCTAGAGTACGAACGCCTATCGGAGCAATTTCCCGAGACCCGCGCCGAGGACTATCAGACCACGCCATTTCGCCATAATTGCCAGTGGTACAATGACGATTTCATTGTGCATCCCGATGGTATATGGCATCCCGACGAATCTATTGACAATGGGTATGCACTAATCGGGGAGATGGTCGCTCATGGATATCGTATAGTTGTCGACAAGCCATTCCTCATCGAAGCCAAGACCGCCAGTTATTGGGCCGCCAAGCGACGCCCCGGTTCTGTCGTCCATGGCTACGACTTCGACCTTCGCACATGGCAAGGAATCCCACTAAAGCACTACGTGCAAATCCAGTTTCAGCTAGCGTGCCTCGATGTCGAAGTTTGCTATCTTCCACTGCTCTACGATTCCGCCAGCTTCCACGCATGGGAAATACGCCGCGACCGCAAAACCGGAGACCGCCTCATTGACCTAGCCGCAAAACTGGCGTACTATATCCACAAGGATATCGAGCCGAAAGAACTAGCCATGAATGCCGATGACATCGCGGCTATGTATCCAACTCTCGCGGAAGATTTCTCCATCGTATCCGGCGATGACGCCGAGTCCATAGTAAAAGCCGCCACCGCGTGGAAAGAAGGCGACGAACTCGAAAAGATCGGCAAGCAAAAAAAGAAGGACGCCACCGACGCGCTCGCCGTCTACCTCAAGGACACGAAAGAACTCCGCGTAGAACGCGACGGATCGATTGTGCCCGTAGCCGCATGGACAGAAAAGAAAGGAGCAGAAAGAATTATAGGACTAAAAGAAATCCGCGCCATGGAAGGCGGGTCGACGATAGAGAAGTACCTGACCCGCAAGGGCCTAATAAAGCAAGGTGAAGGCTCGCGGTATGTTTCGGTGAAGTGGAAGGAGGACTAGATGGAAAAAGACAACGGCGGCCCGGCGTTTCCTCAATTTATGGGAATGGCTACCAACCCTGAGGGGATGACCCTGCGAGATTGGTTCGCGGGACAGGCTTTGGCTGGGCTAACGAATGTAGCTTATACATATTTTACTGGAGCATCCGAAAAAGAAAAGGCTGGCGCCAGGCAGTTTGCCTCTGACATAGGTGAAACGGCTTATTTAATTGCCGACGCCATGATCGCCGAGCGTAACAAGGAGTCATAAATGCTCATCGAATATAACGGCAAGAAGTACCAATTCATCCATGACGATCAAGTAGGATCGTGTGCTAGGTGCGTCGGTACAAAGGATAACGAAGCATGCGGATATCTATCGCCACACTGCACCGGCGGATATTTCATCGATAAGCGCGGGCCTGGTAGGCCGAGGAAGGAATCATAATGCCCGCCCGCATCAATCACCATATCGGCCGCGTCTACCTCGAGGCTGGATATTTCGGAGGCGCATTTGAATGGGGAGATAATGCCATAGCCGAGGTATCTGTATTGCAATATGTCGACGCCGGCTTTGGCGAGCGATATTTTCAGGTATTCCATATTCGCGTATGGAAGTTCGTGCTGGCGGTTTCGGTGAATTTCGGGAAGGAGGTGGAGAAATGAGCGAAAAATATTATTGCGGTACGTGTAGATATTTTCGGTGTAGGCCGTCCAAGGAATATGTCGAAGTTAAAAAGAATGGCATGCTTGGATTTTTAGGGTTGTATGATATAGAGGTTCGCGATAGCAAAACAGAACTAGACACGCTTTGCTACGGATTGCCTGAACCGATTTTTATAAGTGCATCAAAGATGGCTTGCTCGTTATATAAGGAGGTAGAGAAATGAAATCGGAAGAGATTAAAGGGGTCGTATGCGAACATATCCAGGATGACAGCCGGGTGTGGATATTCGTTCGTAATGGCGACGATATATACCGTACCAATATAGGATTTGGAGCAATGGAACTCGTTGGAATGGCGGCAGTGGCCACCAACGAAATATGCCGGATCATAGGCGAAAAAAACTGCCCTATACCGGTTGAGAGAAAGTATATCGGCGTCGACCCCAAGGAGCCAAAATGACCACAATGCCCAAGTGTTGCGGATATGTTGCTCGTAGCGGCAAGAAGGCAGACGACAACGGAGCTATGACGTATGCCGTATGGTGCGATCATTGCGGACGCATTGGACGTGGATCGACTGCCGCAGATGCCCGCGCCGCATTCGATAATTCCGCTCCGATTACCACGGCGCTTACTCCAAACAAGATCGCCCCCAATCGTCCGCCGGTGAAATTCGATAGCGCCCATGTCGCCGAGTTCGTCGCCGAGAATGCCGTCGAGTTGTCTGGAATCGTCGCCCCATTCGTCAAGGCGGATCGACCGCTGTTCGATCGCATGGTCAAGAAAAACGTGCGCTATGTCATGGGCTTGTCGGGTAATTCCTGGGATAAAGTATGGTCCAGCGAATCCGGCCGCGAGTCGATCAAGGACGCCATGGATGATGCCTTCATGCTCGGCGCCACCCTCCCGGATATGGGTTGCATGGTTCCATTCGGTGAGTCATGCGAGTTCATCCCCGACGTCGAAGCATACCGATTCGCCGCGACCACCGGAAGTTCGGCGCCTTTCCGCAATCTGGAAATAGAGGCGATATTCGAGAAGGATCAATACCGTATTACCCGCAAGGACGGCGAGTTCTCGCTCGAGTTCACGTCGATTCTAGCCGAACGTGGCGACATTCGAGCGATTGTCGTATATGGCACGACGCGAGCCGGAAAGCAAGTCGGCGAGGTATATCCGGTATCGCGCCTCATCGAAAAGGCCCGCCAGCATAGCCAGTCGTATCGATCATACCTCCAGGATATGCAAGCATTCGAGGTGGCGAAGCAGGAAGGGAAAGTCAAGCGCGATGGGGGCCGCGAGTATATCGAGAAGAACATCCCCAAGCGCGACGGTAGCACCTGGAACAAGAAAATATACCTCGATGAACTATCGAACCCCTACGATGGTCCAGACCGCCCCGAGATGCTCCGTAAGCTAGCCGGAAAGTCATTCCTCGCCCCATACATCAAGACGCGCAATAGCACGGCTGCCATCGAGGAGCTAGAAGATTCCGACGACGTCAACACGCTACTTGATAGCGCGCTTAACCAGGCATTCGACGCGCTTTCTGACGCTCCGGCCAGCGATCCCAGCCAGGAAGATAAACGCCAGCCGTCGAAGAATGCCATATCAGAACCGCCGGAAGACCTAGCGCCACCTAAAGAGAGCGCACCAGAAAAAGAGCCGGAGCCGATCGAGTCAGCGCCGTCCGACGATGAAGGAGGGCTAGGGTTATACTAAAACGAGCAATACCAATCCTCGCGGCTATTATGTTGCTATCATGCACTAACCCGCAACTAGTAGTCGTCGAGGTTCCTGCGATTGTAGAAGAACCAGAGGTAACAGAGCCGGCATCGGAAGAAAAACCGATAGAGCCAGAAGAACCAGCGGAAGAACCGCAAGAAAGGATTACGCCAATGATTAACGCCATCCCGCCCTACGAAGCCTATATCGTCGACCAATGCGGCACGATATGGGGAATTCCCCACGACCTACAAGGTTGTACCCAGAAGGAGCGCATCGTCATATCCACCGAAGACGGCGCCGAGATACCGTCGAGCGAGCTGTCACTGTTCTCGATGGCCGGATACCTCTATATCTCTAGATCCCAGATCGTCGATGGCGTCGAGATTTTCGACTACTACCGCCAGCTTATCGGAGACGAGACGGTCGAAATCATCGACGACTTCCCAGCTGTTCCTATCGAGTCTCGCGCTATCCTCGATTCGCCCGATTGGCTCATCGAAACCGTAGTCGTCAACGGAAAGGAGCGCACCGATATATACAATCGCCATGACGTTCGCGGATATACCAAGACCGCCAAAGGTTGTGGCCCCATTATCCGCGACATGGTAACGGGATTCGTGGTGCTCGACAACGGCATCCTATGGATGTCAACGAGCGGCGCCGAGTTCTGCCCGAATAATAGGCTGTCAGCCGATCAGATAACCGAGCCGGGGAGGTTGTGGAAGTGATAACCGCCAAGGCAGTGCTCGCATTCTGTGGAGTGTCTATATTAGTGGCCATATCGGCACTTATCGTCGTCGGAATAGTCTGGGCAATATATAGAATAATTAAAAATTGGGAGAATCCAATAGACATAGACGACATGTTCCCATGATGCAAAAACCCCGGAAGGCTCGCAACCCTCCGGGGTATATTTTTACATTATGCCCCGTGCGGTATTAAACAGCTACTAGCACATAGAAATACGGCACGCCAACCGCGATAGATTTGACGCGGGTTTCGGAAGCGGTGCGAGGGGTGCCGTTTGGAACATCATCTGCGGCATATCCAGACATTAGGCGTTGACTAGACGATATGTTTTGATAGCTATTTGCTGTTGATGGTATAACGCCGCTAATACCACGTGCTGTTGAGGGGGCAAAAGCACTCGCCCCCGTTGAATTATCGCTTACCCACAACTTATGGTCATGCCCTTGAAGCGCATCTTCCAACCTAGCACCAATCGTCGGATTTAGCCCACCAGACGCCGATACCGCTCTCGGTACGCAATTCCGTCCATCTTTAAGCGTCCTCGATCCAGTCGTACCGGGCGCGAACGCATCCTTGAGATGCCACGTCTCGATGATATCAGACAGATCGCCAGATCCAACCGCAGACCCATCAAGGTGCACCGCATACGCCTCATATACAGCACCAGCTGACCCACCGAACCGATGCCGACCCATCGAGAAATATTGCGCATATGCCGCGTTCGAATAATCATGCTGCGCTGAACTATCGCCCCAATATATGCGCCCCTGCTGGCTCGCGGTAAGTATCTCCCGCTTATCCGGTACAGCCATCCAATACGTCGGGCTTGTTATCGGGTCGTGATTCAAGTTGCTCGCCGATATATTGACGAACTGCATGCCGAATCGCATTACCGGATCGCCTATAGTGGTATAGGTAGTAGCCGCAGACCACGCCGACACGCCATCGACGTAGTTACCGGTCAGCTCCTCTATAGCCTGGAGAAAATCGCTAGCGCTCTCGCTCTCTGCCGCCGATGACAGGGCGCCGCTATTTTTCCACTTCTTAATGGTCGATGCGAGGCCATAATACAGATCATTGGCCCACTGTGCCAGAGCGGCCGACCCGGTATCATCTCCCGGATTATCGCGCATCTTACCTTCGGAAAATCCCGAGGTCGGCGCATCGTAGTTTGTTTGTATGTCGCTTATCTTGTACATGAGTGCTCCTTAGTAGGTGATGGAAACCGATCTCGAAGTAGAAGCCGAAGATGACAATACCACTTCAACAACTCCGCCTATTGCTCCGCTAGAATTAAAAAATATGCCATATAATGTTATTTGAGTTGAAGATGTCCTTTTGGCTCGAGAATATATTGCTATTACATTTCCAGTAGATGAAAAATAGCCCCCATTTATAGGGCATTCATCATTAACACCGGGCAATATTGGTGATAATTCAGAATATACTTGAGCATCAGTATATGTTCCATGCAGATATCCATGATATGGATTTAATACACCAGTTCCAACACCAACCGAATACCCACCTACCGTATCAGCATTGCCACCATCAGCCGTCGCATATTTGCTAGTCAAGTCCTCCGGTATACTCGCCAACGGAACCGCCCCGGTCAACTGCGTCGCATCGTGCAAACTCGCCGGTAGCTCTCCGCCTACAGTATCCGCATCGTCGGCATGGTCGCTATCGGGCGCCTTGAATGCCGAGAATGCCGCCTTGAGCCACGTCCACCAGCCTGAACCAAATGCCTGTTGTACTTGCGCTTTTCCGGTCGTTCCAGTCGCCGATACCTCGATATATTCCGTTCCATCGAGTGGCACGCTCGCCGCCGATAGGTCGGGGATATCTTTGTAAACAGTTTCCGCCATATATTACGCCCTCCTTGTGCTTCCATCGCTCGTTATGCGAACCGAACCATCGCTCGTGACACGTACTACTCTCTGTGCCACCTGGGCCACGCACCATCGTCCGAGATATTTTATTTGCATGATTAGCTTAATCAAATATCGTATACGCTCGTCTGATATATAGAGCATCTCATCTTCGGTCGCTAGCCGTCCCTCTATCGGGGACAGGAAAAATACTCCACCCCATAGCGTCGCATCATTTGGTAGCGTTCGCTCTGCTGGTTGTGGATATGAATAATCCTCGTCGAGCGTACCGAATAGCGTTGTCGATCCGAATTGCGTCGATGATCCGAATTGCGACGACGGAGCTATGACGCCGCCACCCTTGCGATTCGGCGAACTCGTTATCAAAATGCCCGGAACCGTGCGCGGGTCAATGCGCGATGGTAGCGTGCCGAATTGTGTTACGTCGTCAAATTGTGTATCGGCGCCTAGTTGCGTTTCTATGCCATACGTAGGAACATTCTCGACGACATATAGCGGAAATCCCGCCGCCTGTATCTGCGCCTCTAGCCATCCCGGCCCACCAGAACCAAACAACGTAGCGCGCTCGACTATCCTATCGATACGCTGTTGCTCGGTCGAGTCTCCATAGCTCGCGATACCATACTTTACTTCTAGGTCGTCAATTGCCTCGGGGCATAGATCGCTCGATGGCACCGTAGCACATTTGACGATATCGCGATAGTCCGCTACGCGTCCAAATTCGACGGCTATTCCTTCGTAGAGCTTGCGCACCCCACTACCGAGCAATAATCGTCTGATACTACCTATGCGCCTTGCGGTTCTAGCGATGCTATCTGCTATTGCCATCGATTACGTCCTATCAACATAGGTCGCCGTGCCTAGCTTGGCCTTTTCTCCGCCGATCAATATATACGACGATACCTGATAGCTCGTATCGGCATCGTAAATCACGAGGTCTAGTATTGACGCTCCGGCCTCACGAGCGATGGCGCTAGCCACGGCGCTTGCATCGGTATCGGTCATCGCACTATCATTTTCGAGCGTTATACCTTCATTATACGGCGATAGTCCGAGGAAGTAATCGGTCAGCGCGGCAGTAATCGAGTCTTTTATTTCTGACGTTCCATCCTTTATATCGATCATCACGTCGAACGTCTTCCGCGAGATTGGTAGGGCGGTCACGATATCACATATCGGCTTACGATCCTGAATACCGGTTACCGGATCGGTGGTGACATAACTTTCGACGGTCGTTAGCTCGCCAGCCGTTGGTATGCCATCTGCTTGATCATCGACTTCGATATAGATATACACGTCGAGCGGTTCGTCGCCAGCGACCGGCGAGGCCCATATGACGTGCGGAGCCTCGAGCGCCCATAGGTAGTAGTCGGCAACGCTTCCACCGGTATGACGGCGCTTGTATCTGACGATAACTCGACTGCGGAATGACGCCTCGGTTTCAGCGTCGGCGCCCGTCGTGGTTGTCGATACCACTATCGCGGCTCCAGTCAGCACGACGTCAGGGGAGAGTATCGATAGCGTTTCTCCGTCGGCTACATTTGGAGCATCGCCCGGAGTTACAGCCGTAAGCGTGCAGAGAGCATAGCCGCCCGATATTGTTCCGCCGGTTGTTACCTGGTAGAGATAATTCGATGCCGTGCGGAAGTTGGTACCGACTGCGACCGATTCGCCATTCGTGCCGTAGACATTCGCAGTGATTACGGCATTGATGGCTGGAGTCGGAGACAAACCGACGAGCTTTCCGAGCAATACGAGCGCGGCATAATCTGCCGTCTCGGGGAATATCTGGCGATATACCCATAGGATCGAGTCGTATAGTAGAATAACAACGCCGGATATCGCTCCCGACAGTACCTTGACGAACGACTTCGGAAGCGCTGGAGTTGTCTGGTCTATCTTGCCTTCGATATCGGTTTGTATGCGTGCCTTTATTTCTGCGACTGTCGGGATAGTCGGTAAAGCCATGATGCCTCCTTAAATATTTGTGAATCCAGCTGTGAGCGAGCCTTTTTCCCAGTTGATCGAATAGCGCGTATTACCAGTCGGCGCAGCTATATCGATTGCCCATCCGATAGCATAAGCGTTGATAATCTGGCCGGTAACGCTAACGGATGATGCGATATTGTCGCGAACCAGAAACGCAAGCGCTCGCTCGAGTGCGGATATTCCATTTTGCCTAGTGGTATCGTTTACCTTGGCGCGATCTATTACGGCGGGGAATTCGGATATATATTTTTCGCCCTGATCGTCGGTCATGCCATTAAGTATGCACGGGCCTCCGAATATCGCGAGGAGTACGCATGTCTCAAGGCCATCGGTCATGGTCGGTTGTCCGTTCGTCCACTCGATGTCGTATTCTCCGGTAGACTGGTCGAGCTTGATTAGTACGTCGCCTGTGTAGGTCATACCCGTCTCCATATTCCGTGCTCAAGAAATCCATGCCAGGTGTGTTTTTCTGCCCATTCTCGTGGTGAATTTGGATATCCGCTAGATCCCCAGAATATCGACGGGCTAACCGTGATGGTACCGTCCTGGTGCTCGATTACCGATTTCCATGTTGATACGTCGGCTATAAGCAGAAAACCATCTTCATCACGCGGGACGGGGGCGGCAACATACCATCGCCCAGAACCATCTTTCCAGTAATCTCCGGGCTGTACTGGCTCGCTCGTGATGTTATTGGGATTTTCAATTCTACGCCCTTTCATGGCAATAACACCTCGCTTGTTCCTTCGGTGATTTTACCGGCTAGGCTGGTTGGTATAGGATTAGCCGCGATGTACGCCGCCATTGCGGCCTGTAGTCCAGCATATGGAGTAGCGGTAATGATAGCCACGAATCCTGGGAGCCACGTCCAGAATGTAGCATCCTCGGTCGCCGTCGATTGTACCGCATCACCCTTGCGGGCGGCTTCGATGGTGCCTTCGTTGATCTTATGCGTTCCGTCGCTATCGATTAGATGCGATCCTTGCTCGGAGCCGTCTGAATCGGTGGAATAGATCTTCGTCGCTCCAGGATTGGCTGGCGGGTCGACTCCATAGGTATAGGCGGCTATAACGATTGATAGGCGGCCAATACGAAAACGTATGGCGCGCGTTTTGCTCGACGGCCTTGATACGATGCCGTGAGAGGCGTAGACCTCGGCATCGATATCGCGGTCGGCGTCTCCGGCGGCGGTCGCTATTACGCTCGGGCCGTCGGCGCGGTCTAGGGTTTCGATATCGGTGCTGGCGATGGTTATATAGTCAGCGCTGTTCAAAGTATCTCCAATGTTCCGCTACCACCTCGCGGGCCGCCTTTTCGATAGTAGCCATCCCATGGAAATGGAGCCTTCGGTTGCGTAGTGGTGTATGACTCGGGAATTGCTAGCTTGAGTGTTGCTATGTCGCCGCCGCCTTCATCCTTGGTTAGCTCGACAGATTCAATGATGAATTCCGATTCGGTAAAAACGAACGCGCCAGGTGCAAGTCCGGTAACTTTCATATTTTCTGTCCATAGCTCGCCATCGGGATTGCGCCAGCCTGACACCTCGACGTCGAACGTTGCGGCTTCGGCTATCGACTTCGATCGGCGCCATTCGCAAGCGGTCTTTAGGTTGGCCTCTTCGGATTCACTGGCCTTGAAGACGAATGAACGATTACGCGGAACAGTCGTATCCGTGAGGGTAGATGATATGCTCGATACGCCGGCCTCTTCGGTTGTGGCGATCCATTTTGAGAATCGGCGCGAGCCATCATGAGAACTCTTGAATGAACGCACTGGATATTGGCCGGAAATAAGCGAGCATACCGGCCGGTCGTTGGTATTGGCGCGGCATAAAAGCAAATTACCATCGGGCATCGATTTGAGCAAAAAGCCCTTCTGGCGAGCTAGGCTCGATATAAAATCGGCGTCGGTCTGTATGATGTCCTGTTCGACTCGATTAAAGGCGTCGCCGACTTGCGATTGCGTGACGACTCCGCCTGATCCATTCGATGAATAGCAAGTGATACCATATGGCGCCGCTACTTCTCGGCAGATATCGAGGAGCGTTAAGCCCTTCTTGAATACCATGCTTTTTCGCATGCCCATGCAATCGAGCATTTCGCCGGGTAGAGAGCGGGCTTCTATGACTGCCGTCGTCCCGGCGTCGGATTCTTGATAATCCCATTTCGACGCCAGGGCCGTGATATATAGTTCTCCGCCGATGTATAGGCGGGCTTGATACCACGTATACGGGCGCACGAGGTCGACCATTTTGCGATCTGTATAATCGAATGGTATCTCAAAAAGAAAGCCATTTGCAATTTGATTCATCTGTCGGCCGATGCGCGAGGCGTTAATACCGGGAAAGCGAATGCCGTTGAAGTCGACCATAATTTGATTGTCAAAATCGGCGGTTATTTGCTCGTTGTTATAGCGATTTTTATAGAGCGGAATAAATAGCTTGTCGCCGCCGTAGAGAGTATATAGGCCCTCCGATGAAATAACACGATCTTTTAATAAATCATAATTTGCGGAAACAATCTGCGCCGAGAGGTCGCGACCATAAGCGAGGCGCGATATGTTGCGGGTGGTGTCGCCATATACGACGGTATACCATTGGCCCTCTGTGGGTTTAGGCATTTCGCTTCCTGTCATAGCCTATTGGCCTAAATGCCCAGCATCTTCCAGCGCGCGACGATCCGGTTCTTCCGTCGAGATGAGCACAGAGAGCTTGTTCTCTTCCGAGGCTTTTTATTTTTAAGAAGTTCTGGCACTCATCGCATTTATGTCTATGCAATCCCCGGGGATAGCGCTGTTGTTTAGGCATAATACACCATCTCCCGTCCACTAGGTATCTCAATAAACTCATCAGAGATTATTTTATTAGTCATGCAGAAAAAGTCGAGGCGTGATAGATCGCCGTACCGTGTCCATGTTTCCGTGAGCGGGTCGGTTGGGTGAGTAAGGATATAGCGCCTCGCGATTGCCAGCGAATAGGCGCGATCCATGAGGAGCGCCTGGGTATCGTATATGGCGCCTTGTAGGTCGCTTCCGACATCGTGGTCGGGCACGAACATATTCGATATGCCATCGTCGAGGCTATCGACGGCCGCATCCATTTGGGCGAGGTATTCGGTATAGAGCGCCGATAGATTGTCGATGGCATCCGCTACTTGATCGCGGATGTCATAGGTCGCACTAGTCGAGGCTAGCGCGGTACAGGCTAGCGCCATCGTGCCGGTATATTGATATGATAGCGCCAGATTGGTGCGCTCGTCGTTGGTAGCGGCGGCTGAGATATCGGAACCATAGCTGTCAATAATGTCGGTCGCCATGTCGACGTATGCCGATATCATCGACAAGCCCTGCGACGGTATTTGTGCAATGGTTGAGAATATCGTACCAATCTGCGAGAGAATAAGCACCGGACTTGCGGCTTCGTCGATGAGGGCGTATAACTCTTGAGTCAACGCTTCCACCTCGTCGGCTATGTCTTCCGTGAGGTCGGTTACGCCATCGATAAATCCGGTGACGATTTTTACCTTGTTGCGGATCGATTGCTTGAACTTGGCATACTGCGCCTTGGTCATGGCGACCATGGATTGCGCGCGATCGAGAGCATTGGCGTCGATAGCATTTACGTCGTCGAGTATGCCGGCCGATGATAGCTTCGATCCGCCGGTTGCCGATAGTGAGCGGGTCTCGCGGAATTCGACGGTAACGCGAGAGATTCCGCCGCCGCCACCAGAAAACGATTCGGACTGCTCGGGTGCGCCGAATGGCATGACGGTAACATCGCCCCATCGTGGATGATGGAGAACGCCCGGCGAGTCCGGGGTATAGCGCTCGAACAAGGACGCGAAGAAGGCGTCGGCGTCCTGGTCGCAGTTCTCGCCTATGAAATATACGTCAAGAGGAAATACCTGGAGGCTTGATCCCATGTCCTGGAGTACTGTGTCATCGGTATCGGGCATCGCATGGGCGACGACGTTTTTTGAGCGCGAGCGCGTTAGGCTATCGAATTGAAAAGAATGCTCCGCCCCGCTCGGGGAGGTAAACCGACCAGGACGGAGCCGAGATAATAGCGCGGGAAGAGTGCCGGAGATATCGGAAGCGCTTATGGATACAACGTCGCTCATGCTTGCGCCTCCTTATTGAAGATTGCCATGAGATAGGGCTGGAACCGGGGCGCCGCCGCGAGTGGTTGACATCTCGGTGCCACGATCTGGCCTGACGAATACCTCGGATACGGAGCGGGTCTCTGCATAGCTTCGTGACTCGCTGGCGAAGGTGGATGGCTCGGCATAGGTGGCGTCGGTGCCGTACATTTCCTCCCATGCGGCGCCGCCTTTATTGCCTTGTCCCTTCCACCAGTTGCGTATCTTGTCCCAGTTATCCACAACGGCCTTGATGGCAATGGCGATCGCGGCTATTCCTGCGGCTATAAGCATCCATGGGCTAGCGGCAGAAACGGCGTTAAATATCGTCATCACTGCGGTCAGAGCTTTGAATGCTCCAACCATTAAGAGGATGGTTTCCCAGTTGTTGCCGATAAAAGTAAATACGTTGATTAAAACATTGAGGACTTTTTCGGCGGTATCGATGATTGGGCCTATGTCGAGATTTTGTATGTAATCTGTTATGCGCTGTAGTGCTTCCGATCCGCGAGTAGAGAAAGCCTCGACGAACTGTAGGCCCTTTTCCATTAGCCCGGACTTTAATACCTCGATTTGGTTCTTGACGCTCTTTCGCATAGCGCCGGCCATTGCTTCGGATGCTCCGGCCGATGCTTCTAGTTCGCCGCGATATCGGCGTAGCTCTTTGGTTCCAGACTGCAAGAGGATATTGACTCCGGTTACTGCACGGGCGCCGAATACAGTAGACAGCGCGGCGGTACGCTGGGCGGTACCCATACCTTTAAGGCCGCTCTCGAAGTCGGCCAGAATATCTACTACGTCGCGGAAGTTGCCTTCGGAGTCCTGGGTTTGGACGCCGAGTTTTTTCATTACCTTCTGCGCCTCTGGGGTTGCATCGGCAAGCCTAAGCATAACATTACGTAATGACGTGCCGGCCTCGGCGCCCTTAACGCCGGAATTCGCCATGATTCCGGCTAGGGCCGAGAACGTTTCGATCGACTGTCCGGCGGCGGTAAACGATGCGGCGCCTGATTTGGCGGCCTCGAATAGCATGGTTAGATCGGTATTAGCGGTGGTCGTAGTTTTAGCGAATACGTCGGATATGCGGGTAAGGTTTATGGTTGCTTGCGCGGCGTCGTCGGTCATAAGGCCGAATGCTCCGAGCGCATCGGTTGCGATATCGACGGCTGTTGTTAGGTCGGTGCCAGCAGAGGTAGCAAGGTTAGTGGTTCCGGCCAATAGCGCCATAGATAATTCGCTCGATAGGCCGGCCATGGCCATTTTGTCGAGAGCGCCAGCGGTATCGGTGGCCATGAATTCGGTGACGCTCGCTACTCTGCGGGCTTCTGCTCCTAGCGCCTTGAGGGATGCGGCATAGGTTGAGCTTGTGACATCTAGGTCTTTGAACTTGGCGCCGGCTTGTGTAATGGCTTGATCGAACTCTATATATTGTTTTGTAGCAATGACGATTCCGGCTCCGAGCGCGGCGAAAGCGGCGGTACCGGCTATTTTGATGCCTTTATTTATGGCGCCGTCAATGCGCATGATGCTTTTATTGAGTCCGCCAAAATTGCGCTGAATGTTTTTTGAGAATTTTGTCATAGAGGCTTGGGCCTTAGCCATCGGCCCGGTAATTCCATCTTTGAGGCTTAGAACTGTTTCAAGGCTGAATTTCTTCGCCAATGGGAATACCTCCGAAAATTTGGTGACGGGCGGGAATTGAACCCGCGACCATCGGGGCCACATCCCGACGCGCTACCAACTGCGCTACCGCCACATAGCCGAATCTAGGAATTGAACCCAGTACCCGCCACTTACAACGAGGCCGCTCTACCGATGAGCTAATTCGGCAAAAAGTCTACTATATAGATATATGCTCGAAAACGCCTTTTTGTATAGCATTTTAATAAAACGCCGGGAGAGGTACGATTCTCTCCCGGCCGGTGTTATTTTTTATGGATTTCGGCGATGCGTTCGTCTACCAATTCGCGCATTTTTAATGGCGGCGGAAGCTTTCGCGGCTTGCCTTGCGATGGATGCAAGTGTTCGTTACGTATTTCTTCCTCGACGGCCTGGCGCTCATAGACGCGATAATATCGCATGATTTGTCGATGCGTTTTTCTCTCGAGTTCCGAGAACGGAAGGCCCCCGCCGAAATGTTTTGCTAGTAGCCCGGCTAGCTCCATGTCGATTTCGTATGGTACGATTCGACATGGAAGATTGCCGGTTACGAGAAAAAAACCGAGTTGATCGCGGTGATGACGGTAAAGTCGCGGCCCTTGATCTTGCTAGCCTCGGCGATAGATAGCCCGGCACTTTTGGCATAGATAGCCGTGACCATCGAGACCTTTTCCTTCTCGGGATACTTCTCGACGCACGACTTTTCGTCAAGGGTTAGTTCGCGTATCTCTATCGATTCGCGCTTACTGGCAGAGAGCACGAGCGGGGCCGAGAGGACGAGCGAGAATGTTTCGGTATCGCTATCGAACTTTAGGCGATTGTTGCGAACGGCGGGGAGAAGCGCGACGACGGCCTCGTTGAAGTCGTCCGTATCGTCGTTGACTTGAAGCTCGTCGGCCCACGACTTAATCAGCTCGATGGCCTCATCCTTGCTAAGTTTTTCCATTGTCTACCTCCTGGAGAAAAATATGCGCGGTGGATTGCTCCTTACTGCCGCCGCGCCGGCACCTTATTAAGCCTTTTCTAGCTTGCCCTGTAACTCGAGCGACACGATGCCGTTGACGTTCTCGATGGCGCCGTCGTTGCCTATCGCCATCTGGCCGATAAGTAACTCGTTGCCCGGGGTGGTACAGGATACCGACACGAAGCGGCGGGCATTCTGGATCGCCTTGAGCTTCTCGTAGATGTCTGGCGTGACGGCTACGTCCTGGTTAATATATCCGACATGCGGATTCGACTCGCCGTATACATTGCTATTGCCGGAAATATGGACGGCACCACTATAGCCATGCGTCGCATAGGTCAGCTCGCTACCCTCGGCGGGATCAAGCTCGATGCTATCGACGATCAGCTCTCGCGCCGGGCCTTGTATAATGTTGGCCATTGTTTCTCCTTTCGTTAATACAGGAACGCAAGCCGGATCGCTATGATGCGAAGCGCGGCGGCCTCGTCGTCTACCACGCTGGCATCGATGCGGCTCTGATTGAGCGTGTTGATCTCGGCAAGAGCGCTGGCCTTTACGGCGGCGGGGTTCTTCGTCCAGCCCTCGGCGGCCCAGTTGTCGATGAGCGCGTAGAGGTCGGCGAGTACCTTCTTGGGCTTGATGACGTAATCCTTGGCGGTTACGATATCGTCGGAGCCCACCATACCGCGAGTGTACGGGTCGGATAGGAACGTCTGCTCGGATTGATACGCCTTGACCTGGCGGCGGGTGAGCGACACTAGGTCGAACCACTCCTCGGTGGCGGCGCCGGCTGAGGTGAGGCGATAGGATAGAGCCACGTCGCCAAGTACCATGTCGCCGGAGGCGTCGAGCTTGCAATAGCCAATACCGGCGCGGAAAAGCGCGTCATTGCGGGAGTAGTCGTTATCGAAGATGCCAGCCTTGACGGGAACGCCGAGGGGGAGCGTGACGAATGGGCGGCCTGGGTCGAGAGTAGCGCCATACGCGCACATGCCGAGAACGGCGGCTCCGAATTCTAGGTCGGGGGCCAGCGAGCGGGCATCCCATATCGGGGCGATGTGCTTCGAGTTGATCGTCGCGGGAATTGCGGCGGCTTCGCTATAGGTCTTCTTGACGTACCCGATTACGGAGCCGGCAAGGCGATTCGGAGACATATTCTGGCGATTGACGAGATACGTCTTGAGCTTGCCGATATTGGTGCTGTCCTGGAACGGAGCCGCTATGAACGTGATCCATTCGTTGGCGAGCTGGTCGACGCCAGACGCATAGAGCGCGTCATCGATGTCGATAGAGCCGGTGCCGCTAGAGAAATAGCCTGAACCGGAGAAGGTAATCGCGGGGCCGGAAGGGGCGAGGCTGGACTGACTGACGCCATCGGGAGCCATCATCGCGAACATATTATTGCCGTTAAGGCCGTTATTTTTCGCGGTGACGGTGACGACATTCTCTGAGCCAGTACCGCCGACGGCGGCGGTATATGGGGCGGCAATGTCGGAGGTTATCGCGGCAACGAGAGCGGCGGCTATCTCGTCATCGGTATCGCCAGAGGCAACGGAGATTTGATACAGGTTGCCGGCTATCGAGAAGAAAAGCGAACCGGAGCTGGTCGCGTCGCCGGTGGTTGTGATGGTGAGCGTCGCGGCAGAGCCGGTCGCGGCGGTGACGCCTACGGTATAGACGTTCTCGGAGAATCCGCCGAGAGCGGCATAAATCCATACGGCCTGCCTGTGAATCTCGGAGCCGTAGCCGAACCAGTCGCCTACTTCGTCGGCAGTATAGAAATGCTTGATTTCTCCGACGACTACGCCGGTTTTAGCCGCGAGGAACTGGCCGGGAATGAGGATCTTTTCAGGGATATACGCGCCGCTGGTCGAACGCTTTTGCCCGACTAGCTCTACCTGGCGCATGCTTGCCCGCCTATACGACGGGAAGATATCAAAACTTATCGCCACGTTATAGCCTCCTTGTGTTCGTTAATCGCCATAGGTATATTTCATCGCCCATGATTCGAGCGCATCTTCCATAGTCAAATTTAGTTCGGTTATTGCCGTTACCGTCGCGTCATCATCGGGAGTGTAGGCCATGTCCACCGTGAGCGACCAGCGAGCCGGTGCGTACTGGCCGGTGCTATCCTGCTGTTCTTGGCTGTACATTGTTAGATCGGCGCTGATGTTGCGTGATATTGTTCCGGCGCCCATGCCGAAATCACTATTTTTCATCCTGCTGATCGCGTGGCGGACCTGAGCGACTAATAGGTCGAGTCTAGCGGCGGCCATTTCATCGGCTGGCGTGAGCGTTTTTTCTCCGGTTTCGCTGTCGACTTGCTCGTCATAGGTGCCGAGCACGTATAGATCGATATTTACTGATACGCGGTCGGTGACGTTAAAGTGAGAGCCGCCGCCGGCGCTGGTAACTGTTCCGACAAGGACATTGACGAGCGCTACATTTTGTTGATTCTCGATCCATGGGCGCCATCTATCTTTTGTTACTAGAAAATTGCGGCCGGAGTCGATTGCGGCTTCGGCGGTTGCGACTTCCTGTAGGGCCGTGACGATGTTAGCCTTGAGGGTCGAATATTCTGGCATCGCTACGGCCATCAGACTGTCCTTGTCACTTTGCGCTTGAGTAGCACGGTATACATACCGAGCGTTCTATCTGGCATTACGGATTCGATGGCCCATTCCTGCGATTCGCCTAGAGAATTGGAAAATGTCGCTTTCCATGTTCCGGCGGTATCGGCGGGGTTCTCTGTTGGAAATAGGTCGGTATTGTCGGAAGTATAGCGCGAAAACGAGAATGCGCTTTTGCGAGCAACCATTGGTAGGCCGGTTGCTGGATTGATATCGAGCGACACATCGATGAAGAATCCGCGCGTTGAATACTCGACGCCAGCCGGAGAAGTGAATACGACCGGGACGGTAAAGCCATCGGCGCGGGTGAGTATGCGCGTGGTGTTTTTTACTACCCGGTCATATAGTGTCATTCGTCGGCGTCCTTTGCTCGCTCCTGGCGCTGATACTTTTTAACTGGTTCCTTGGCTGGTGGCGCATCATCCTCGATTATGCCTTGAGCGATGGCGCGATCCAGCTTGCCAGATATGCGCCATGACTCGACAATCGCGGGATGGACTACGCCGCCTTCGGGAACGACGAGAAGGACGCCGCCGATTAGGACTTCGATTCTGCTCTTAGCTTTCATCGGCGGCTATCTCCTTACCAGGTCGGAAGGGTGATTTTCTGCACGAAGTTCGCGAGGCCCTCGGCGTTGTACACGCCCTCGGCGAAGTAGTACGCGCGCTCCTCACGGGCGAGCGTCTTGACGTCGGGGTTCATGTCGATCTCGGTGGTCAGGCCCTGCTTGACGATGATGTCCATGTAGCGGTTGGGCTTGACGAGATAGGCATACGTGTCGCCGACGCCGGCATAGGTGGTCGTACCGTCGCGGTTGATGATGGTCTCGCCATCGTAGGCCACGATCGAGGAGATTTCCGACAGGGAGCGAAGCGGGGTGTTGCCGGAGTTCTGCGGAAGGCCGTTGACTACCTGCTGGGCGTGGCGGGCTACGTTGCTCGAGCACAGGAGTACAGAACCCATGACGTCGATATAACGGCCGGTCACGGGGTCCTTGCGCTTGGCGAGGCCATCGAGGGCGTTGGAGAGCGTCTTATAGAGAAGCTCCTCGCGGCCGAGGCCAGAGGTGGAAACGGCGGCGGTATGCTTGGCGGTTCCAGCAGTGGAATAGATATCCGCGAGGATCGGAGACATGGCCAGGTCGTCGCGCTTGGCATTATAGCCGATGGCGACGGCATCGTTCAGCATGGTCATGTCGAGCGACTTGTCGAACATCTCGGCGAGAAGACTCCACATGAAGCCGGCGGCATAGATGCTGATATCGACGGTACCCTTCTGGCCCTCGCCCTTGTCACCCTGGGGTACGGGCTGGCCAGAACCATTATTCTCAGCAAACACGATACCATACGGAAGCATCTCGACGAGCGAATTGGTGCGGTCGGCGTCGGGACGGTTGTACACGTTATAGAAGAACTGGCGAACGGTCGGGAGCGCATTCTTTCGGACAGTGATGTCCATGCGCATGGCATCCCACAGCTCGGCCCAGTCGGGGAGCAGGGTGTTCCCGGTCAGGGCGCCCTTGGCATCCTTGATGAACGAGCCGGAAGCGACGCGCTCGAAGGGGGAAGAGGTGCTACCGTCGGCCCACTTGCGCGGGACATGGATAGCGCCACCATAGCGGGCGAGGGCGGAGTAGTCGGCGCCGGAGGGGCCGAGCTTGCGAGGGCGAGCCTTGAAAACGGCGTCATAGCGAGCGCCCTGGTTCATGCCAGCGTACTTGCCGCCCATGACGGTATCCGCGAGGACGACCGGATCGCTGAAATTCGGGCCGGCCTTCGCCAGCTCGGCGGCCATCGCGGCCTTAGTATATACCTTGATATCGGACATTATCTATCCTCCTCTTAGATGTACGAGATGTCGACGAGGCCAGCGTCGCCGAGGGCATGGGTGAGTACCGTAACGGCTCCGGTGACGGTCAGCTTGGTATCGTCTACGCCGGCGGCCATGCGGGCTACGGCACCATCGGCGGCCATGGCAACAGCGGTATGGACGGCCGCTCCACCCATAAGCACCTGAGCGGTACCGCCGGAATTGGTCGCTGTGGCGATGGCCTTCATATCGATTATGACGGCGCCGAGAGGGATGCTCGTGGCCTTGCCGGTGGAGCTATAGTCGGTGGCGGCATCGATAACGACACGCTCGACCTTGATAGCGGCATCGAGAACGGCGGCAGAGCTGGCATTGAGCTGGTCGTAGGGACGGAAGATTACGGCGGTCTGCGCGCCACCCGAACCCTGCTCGCCGGTAATCTTGCCGATAGGCACAGTGGTAGCGGTCGCGGCGTCGACGAGCTTACCAGCGGCGCTAGAACCGCCGCCCTCGAAATACAGCACGTTGCCTACGGTGAAGGTATCGGTGGTCTCGATCTGGGAGGTAGATACCTCGAAGTCAGACTTGAGAATAGCCATGCGTCCGCTGGCGGCATTGGCGATATTGTCGGGCTCCATGACGATGCCAAGATACCCGCCGAGATTTACAATCTCACCGAATAGCGCGGTGCGGCCAAGGCTATTGGTGACGACAATCTCGTTGCCAACCTCGGGGAACCGAAGGTCGTAGTTATAGTCGTATACAGTCATAGACATTTATTTGTCCTCCTTACTTATCGATGATAGCGGGCGCCCGGTAATCGTTCGGCTTGGCGCCGGCATCGGCTTCGCCGCTCGCGCTATCGAGATGGCCGGCGTCGAGAGGGCCGGGACTATCGAGAGCCGCGAGAGCGAGGGACGCTACGTTGGCCGCGATATCGTTCCACGACTCGCCGGACGCTACGGCATTGTCGATTAGCTCGACTGCGGCGCCGAGCTTGGCGAACTTGGTGCGCTGGTCGTTGAGCATCTTAACGCGCTCGCGCTCGGCCTTGATGGAGTCGGCCTTGAGGGCTTCGACTTCGGCGAGGGCTTCGGCTCCCTGCGCCATGAACTCGGTCAGGTTCTTCAATTCTGTGTCCTCCTTGCCTCCTTGACTGGGGGCGATATTGTTGCTCCCGGTCAAGCCGGGTAGGGATGCAGATATGTCGCGCACCATGGCGGCGGCGCGTTTGGCGTCCTGCTTGGGATCGGTGCGCTTGGCTTGGGCGGAAATCATGGCATCGAATGAAGCGCGGGCATGTGCTAGAGCCTTCGACTTCTTGGAATCGTTGTCGCCATCGCCATCGCTGGAATCGCTCGGAATTATTTCGTCGACGAAGCCTTGCGCCTTAATGTCGTCGCCGAATATCCATGTGGTCGCATCCATCATAGATCGGATGTCGGCTTTCGATTTCTTGGTTTTCTTGGCGTAGGCATCGGAAAGAATATCGGCAAGGCCCTTGAGCATATCGGCGGTGGTCTGCGCCTCGCGATAATCGCCCCACGTTACGGCCCATGGGTTATGAATCATATAGACGGCGTTATCCTCAGCGGCAACAAGATCGAATGCGGAATTGCTGGCTATGTAGGTTCCCATGCTGGCGACAAGCCCCTTGAGGGTGCCGAGTATCTGCGCCTTCTTGTTGGTCTTCTTGTAATCGCGGATGGCGTTGTATATCTCGATACCGTCGAATACCGAGCCGCCGGGGGTGACTATGTCGATATCGAGATCTTCGCCGCTGGCTTCGCGGAGGCTGTCGCGGATATTCTGGGCGGTATAATCCCATCCTATCTCGCCGCTGATATTTATTTTATAGGCCATATTTATCCTTAAAACGATTCATGAGAATATCGTCTGATATCTCCATGTTTTCATCCGAGGTCTTGGGCTTTCTTTTATTCGCCATGTCGCCTCCCGATATTTACAAAAGTCGCTATATAGATATATGCGCGCAAGTTGTGTTTTGTATAGTGTTTTTAATCTATGAGGTCGGAAAAATCCGTCCAGCCGCGAGCGACACACAATAGCGACAGATACCCGATCAAGTCGGCTATATCATTTTTGCGTAACTCGCCAGAATTCGATATGCGCTTGAGCTTATCGTCAAGGCGAATACGTATGCCTTGCTCGCCGTCGAGTTTGGAAAAACAGCCGAGAGGAGAAAGCGCGCTATCGCCATATCGCTTGTTTTTTTCTAAAACAAGATCGCGCATGGAATCAAATGCTGAGGATATTTTATTTTGTGTGGAACTTCTTGACGGATGAATATGTTGTCTATTGCCTCTATCTCGGGATTCTATAGATGCCTTGGATTCAAATACCTTTCTTTCTCTATCCATTATCACCCCTTCAAGCTAACCCATTCTGGCTTAATCCGCACGATCTTCTCGTCGCGAACACAGATATCAACGATCCAGAAACCGACGAATGCCCTGAGCTTCTTGCGGCGCATCCATGGGGTTTGCTCCTCGAGGCATCCGGCTTCGATTGCCATGATACCGCGAAGGTCGGGGATAAATTCAGCCTTGTGATCATGGCCGGCGATGATTAGTTGAGGAAGCGATTGTTCGCCGAGCGATTCGACTATTTTTTGGATGCGGTAGGATAGCGCATAGCTTGCGCCGTCCTCGCCGTGCCATAGGTCGCATGCGGCGCCGTTGAGGTAGATGCGGCCTTCATGCTCGCCAAGATATTCGGCGTGGCTTCCGATACGGTCGCAAATATCTTTGACGATGAGCGCGCCCATGTTGGCCTTGGAATAATACCATAGATCGTGGTTTCCACTGATTGCCTTGATCGGTCCAGCAAAGCCCTTGAGGCGCGAGACCATGTAATCGCGTTGGGCTTCGTAGCCGATATGGTGCATTTCATAGATGTGACCGTCGCGTCCACTCATGCCTTCCGTGAGGTCGCCGGGGAGCCATAGCTCTTTGCATTTCGAGCGATTGCATTCCTCTATGGCGGATACCAGCTTGCGATCATCGAGATATTTAGCGCCACCATGAATATCGGACAATATGCCGACGCGGAACCAGTCGCCAGAGAAATCGATAGTCGTCGAGTGAGAGCTGTCGAATCGCTTCTCGCTGTTTTTTACTAGGGCGTATATTTCATCGTCGGATAGATTATCGCTTAGTTTTTCTAATAGCTTGGCGCGTGGCGATTTGTCGACTGGTTGCTCTGGTGCATCGCGCGCCTCGCTTTTTGCCATGCGACAAATTCTTCGGACGGTCTCGGGTTTTATTCCGAGTGATCCGGCCGTGGCGCTTACTCCAATATCGTCTACCATGTTTTTTATTTTCGCGGCTCGTTCTTTGCCTGTAGGCATTACCACCATTCCAATCTGTCGCCTAAGATATATATTCCGGCAGCGGCTAGGGATGTCGATACGATTATAGTGCTTGATTTATATAGTTTAATGCGCGCCTCCAGGGATCTAATCTGTTTTTCCGTCATTGAGCGATAATCGGCCAACTGTTTCGATAGCACTTCGTATCGAGTCTCGAGCGAGTCCAAGCTCATCGAGGTCGCCGTCAATTCCGATTGCGATTGTTCGGCCAGTCTCGACGCCTCGGCTAGTTGTATTTGTAGCGTCGCTAAGTCGACTTGCAAGCTCGATATTTGCGCTTTCCGCTCTTGCAAGCGCGCTTCTAGCCTCGTCAAGCTCTCGTCTGTTGTCTGCAATAGTTGAGATAGCGTCATTGTAGGCGGTGGCTCGCTCGTCTGCCCGTGCGCGCTCATCGCCGAGAATAGGCAGAATAATGCCACAAGCAATACCAGCGCCCACAATCGCGGAGATGGCCGAGAGGAGTACATATCCTCGCGCTCTCATTTCTTCAACGCCGATGCTGTCGACGCTATGTCCGTCCAGGTCGTGAAAAAAAGGAGAAGGAGCATTCCGGCAAGAGGGAGGCCGCACAGAACGGCGACGACCCCTACGGCTGGAGATGCTAGTGCCATGATGGCTGGGAGATTGCGGACGGTCTGGATTGTTACGATGCCGAATATGAGCGCGCACCAGGCGGCGGCAACGCGGCGAAATGATACCGGGCCTTTCGTGCCGTCGGGAAGTGGGGCCTCGCGGAACATGGACATGTGATACCTCCTAGAGAACGTCGAAAGCGATATAAACGCAGTTGCCATAGCCGACGTCGTTTTCGAGCATGCGAAGTATTTTGCCGGGCATGGATCGGTTCCAATGGATATTGAAATGCTCGTTGGTGCGGTGGCGATCCTCGGGGACTAAATCGTATCCGGGGTGGATTTTGGCGAAGCGCTTATAGTATTCGGGGTCTGAATAATATGTCGTGACGATTGGCTTAATGCGGAATAGTTCCTCGTCGATGAAAAGCGTCGCTTGCTTGGCGCTTGGCATGGGGTGACATGACGCCAGGGCCGCAAGGTTGTATCGATAGGTCTGTAGGCCCTCTACTACGTCGAGGTGGAGATGCGCGCCTGTTCCAGAGCCGCTATCGCCCATGCGGCCTATAATCATGCCTCGGGTAACTTGCTCGCCGACTTTATATTCGGGGAGTTTTTCTAGGTGGGCGAATCTTGCGGTATATGTCATTTAATCCTCCACGACATGGCCCTGGGCTACAACAGAAAAATATGCAAGCCCAGTAAGATCGTCCTGTACTACCACCTCTAACCGGTTATCTCCTCCTGGATATAGCCTAACAACGACTCCGTTTTTATCGAAGCCATTGAATGAGCGGCGGAAGCGTAGGCCATATTGCCCTGACGGCCCCAGTGTGGCATCGATGTATGATACGTCGTATGTTCTGACGGCGAACTCGCCATTGTTACGGGCGTTGAACAGGTTGTTATAATGCGTATCGTCAATCTTGACTCGGAACATTACACCTACAGCCAACTGCGCAAGCCCGCCAAACTTTCCATCATCCATCGCCGCATCGTCGCGTATTACTCCGATGATGCGCGTTATATCCCATTTAAGAGTTGCCGGCGGATATATGGAAAACACGACGGGAGTTACCGAGCCGTTGACGTTCATGTCGCTCGAAGTTATACGAGCCGTTGATCCCGTTGGATATGTTCGGTTGAATGGCTGGTTAACGGTTATTACGTCGCCGACTACGGTTAATATCCTGCCCTGATACCATGTACCATTTTTTATACATAAGACGTTGCCTACTACGGCTCCATGGCCGGTAGCTAGCGTAACGCTACGCGTATTAGCTACCGCCTCGCTTGCCAGAGCCGTCGTAGATATCTCGCGACACAGATATACATCAACGATTTCTGTATGTTGATCTTGGACGCTGACGTCTCCTGATATTTTTTGAATTCCGACGCCGTTAGTATCGACACAGAGCTTGGCGGTACTACTGGGCCTGGCGCAACGGGCATAATAGATATCGTCTTCTCGGGCGGCAACAAGGGAAATGGCGTCGGAATTGTTCTTGGCGCGAATGACGCGGCGAGCTATATCTATGGCGGAATCTGATGGCGTGGTGTCGTGCCACACCCTGACATCTGCGGAATCCCCCGCGTCCTCGTTGTCGTCGTCGAGCCAGCATATACACGACTGACCGGCGGAGGTTATGGGAGTCCATGCGGCATCGGTAATCGTGTATTGGGTTATCATGGGCGCTTGCTCCTATTTATTCGCCGTCGCATCCTCGAATACGGTGGATGGTCTCTATGGCAACTATGCGTCCCTCGTGGTTGTCAATGGCGTCGTCCAGATCTCTTATTCTGGCATCCTGCTTGTCCATTACCTCGGTCAATCGCTCGATGGCGTCGGTGTTTTTTGTAAGGGCCGTCGATACCTTGACGAGAACTAGAACTATCGACCCGATCATGCCGAGAGCGGTAAGCCCGACGATTATCCATTCGGCCATTATTGATTGCCTCCGTCGTTTGCGATATTATTTTGCGTTGTTTGTTGTTTGCTAAACTCAGGCGATCCGCTAGCCGACAGAGCGGCGAATTCCTGGGTTATGGTTTTGACGTTTTCACTATAGTCGCCGCCAGAGCGCTCGGAGGTTATTTCGTCGCCGGTGCGGTATCCTCGATCGTGCTCGAGTATCGCGGCCGTTACGCTCTTGACCGGGTCAATGTCTGGCTGGCGATTGCCGAGCCATATAGCGTTAGTATAGGCAAGGCGCATTTCGTCATTGTCGAAATATCCCGGGGCGTCGATTTTGCGGCGGTCTATTTCTCCGGCCATCCACGCCTGGAATATGTCATCCTCGAAATCCCATCCATGGTTAGACCTGAAACGATTGACGGTCATCCAGAACATGAGGAGCTCGCCACGAGCTCCGGTGTATGACTGATTAAAATTGAGCTGTACGGCGCTGACCGGCTCGCCGCGAGAGGCGGAGATGTTACGAACTACGGCGTCGTAGAAGGCGGAGAAATTGGCGTTAGGACGCTTGGCGTCGAATGATTGCACCTCGTGGCCGGCTGGGAGGGCGTCGAGGATTACGCCACCCTTGGTAAAATCGAGGGTATTAGCGCGGGATATGTACTCGTCGGTAGCCGGATCGGTTGGCGTTGTTTGCTGGTCTCCACCCTGTGCTTTGCGCTGGATTCCACCTGTTACCGATGGCTCGCCGTCAATATCCTGCGGAGGCTTGACCCATATGGCGAAAAGCGCATTTATGATGGCGGCTTGGATTTCGAGGCTTTCATATTGGCCGAGCTTGGCGAATTCCTCGATGCAGTTGGCGAAGTATGGGACGCCGCGTAACTGTTTTTCGTTGGTAGATAGGAACGTATGGATCATGTATATGCGTCCCGAGCGTGGGCCGAATCTGGACATGCGGGTGGTCTGGCCGGTTTTATCGTCGAGGACGTGATATGCTGTTTCCTGACCATAAGAATCGTACTCGATGCCGTTGACGATGGTATTGCCGGGGATGTCGGTAGTTCCACCCTGGATGTTTTCCGGGGGGATTAACTGGATGGTGAGCGGATTTGCTTTGCTGGTATTGGAATAGCGGAGGAGTACGAAATACTCGCCATCTTGGAGGAGGTATTCAAAGGCGGCCCGCGATAGCTGTGGAAGATTGCGGCGTGTGTTGTACTCGGGGGCGTATGAGTTAGACCATAGTCGATAGCGCTGTTCGACGTTGTGAACCCATGATGCGCGGGCCTCTTGGCTCTTTGTGCCGCTGGGATCGATGATGTCCCAATATGGCTGTAAGCGCAGGCGTAGGCCCTGGCCGATTACTGTTTCGGCTAGGCGGCCCATCATGGCGGAGCCGGCGGGGGACTCGAAAATTGCTATGCGGGAAAGGCGGCGGATGCGCTCGTTGTTGCTGGAATATACCGAGGAGTAGCGGCGCATTGATCCGAGCGATTTTTCCGACTCGGGATACAGCTCGTTAGATAGGCCGGATAGGCTGGCTTGCGGGGCCACCTTCGACATTTGCGAAAATATGCGGGCAGTCGTGGCGAACTTGGCGCGATCGGCTTTGGCGCGGGCGGCATCGGCGTTATATTTGGCTATGCGCTCGGCGGATTCGCGGGCCGCTCGGCGTCCGAAAATATCGGGAAATTGCATCCGGGTCGGCTCCTTATGGGGTGTAGTTGCCGTATACTATCTGGGTTCCGGTATATGTTCCGGTTTTAATTCGGCGGGCCTTGAGCCATAATCCGAGTTCCCTGGAAACGTCCTTGACCGATGATACCGTTACTGACTGGCGGCCCTGGGTGGTGTCGAGAGTATAGCCGCCTCCGGCCGCTCCGGTATATGCGTCCTTGAGGGATGCGATTTGAGTATCTATCTCCTCGAGGGTGTAGCACTCGGCTATGTCGTAGGCTGTCATCGCTCGATCTCCCGTCATATAGATATATGCGCTAAAGCGGATTTTTGTATAGCGTTTTACTTGATGGCGCGGATTCTTTTATTGGAGGATATGAGGAAGAAACGGTCCAACATGGCTTGACTTACAGTTCCGGTGGCGCCTTCAAATAGTGGCGATGGCTTGATGGTAACATTTTCTTTGACGCGGCGGATCATGGTAACTTGTTTCGGCGTAACGCTATAGATATAGTCGTCTGATTGATACATGCCGGATTTTATGCGGCCTGACCTGGCTAGGCTGTTGAGGATCGCGTATTGCTGGCGGACGTTAGTTGAGTTGCGGAGGATGCTTTGATATTGATTGACCTGGGTGTTACCCGATAAGCGATACTTCGAGGCGATGGGTTTATCGATGTTGCCGGACTGGCGGGCCTTGGTCATAGGAATCGGAACCTTGCGGCCAGTTTTACTGTTGCCGCGCTTTTGACCGCCTATCTCCATGGTGGCTAGATAGTGCATGCCGTTGCGGAGCTGGCGGATTCCGACGATGGCGTTAATGTCCTCCATTTTGCGGATGGTGGTTTGATCGGAGCGTTTGGCATGTGCCTTGAGGATGGCGACTGATCCTAGGGAAAACTTTTGATTGCGGAGGCGCTTTTTGTTTTTAAGATCCTTCTTGTATCGTCCGGCAACATGCGCGGCGCCCATGTTCATGGCGTCGGCTCCGGCTTCCTGGATAGCGATACCGGCTCGGCGGAGTTGTTTTATTACCTCGTCGATATTGGTCTCGAACTTGATATCACTGGGCATTGGCGGCCTCCATCATGTCCATAAAGGTATCGATGTTTTTTTCTACCTCGGCTCGCTTATTTCTGCGGCGGGATGCGTTGAGCGACTCAAAGTAGCCGAGGAAGAGATAGTACATGGCTAGGTAGTTCATTTTGACAACGTCGAGGGCTTCGTTGCGGCGTTGCTTGCGGTTTTCGATTTTGATGGTGACATTACCTGAGCGAGATATTTCTTTGTATATGTCCTCGGCGAGGAGTTGTTTGTAAAAGTCTTCATGCAGGTCGCGGGCGAAATGGATATAGCCGCGGGGGTAATCGATGGACTGGCCGACGCGTTCGCGGGAAATATAGTGGTAGACCATCTTTTTGAAGTTCTGGTCGTGGAAGGCTATTTTTTTGTTGGCTATATCGGTATCGAATAGTTTATAATATTTCTCACGCATGGTCTGCATGCCTTCGGCTGGATATACGCCGGTTAGTACGTTGTGTTGCGGTGGATAGTTGGCGCAAAATGCGTTGACGGCTTGAGTATTAAATCCGCTATCGACGATGGCTACCTTTGTTATTAGATATCGGCCATCTTCGCGTTCGTATTCGGTCTCGGTTACCTCGGCTAGTTGTTTCCAGCATCGGTCGTCGACGTCATCGGTATGGCCGTCGAATGTCCAATATTTTAGTACCCATGCCTCGTGATTCTTTCCCCATCCCATGAGGCAGGTTTCGAGGCGGTCGGCCTGAACGTCGGTTGCTAGCGTTACGAATATGACTTCCCGTGGTAGCTTGCTATCCTGTTGGCTATGCTCGTGGAGGGAGCGCATGGCTAGATAATGCGGCTCGGGTTTGGATATGGTCTCCTCGCTACACTCGGCTTTGACGTCGTTGACGAAATCGGGCCATAGTATCGGATCGTCTTTGACGCGCCAGTATTGAGCGATGATTTCATGCCATGATCGAAACGGAGAATACCATGCCGGGAGCTGGTAGGAACGTAGGCCGGGGCGCGTGGCTTTGCGCGTCGGTACCCATTCGGCGGTGCCGCCTTGCTGACGGTTTTTTAATAGGCGGAATTTGTCGGCGTTGGTGAAGCGATGGCGGCATTGCTCGTTTTGGCATTCGTAGTATACTGGGTCTTTTACGACGACGCCATCTTCGATCTGGATATCGGGGGCGCCGTGCTCGTCGACATCCCATCCGAAGCCGTCCCAAATAAATGGCTGTTGCTTGCCGCAATGTGGGCATGTCCACATATAGAGGCGCCAATCGCCTTGCTCGATGAGTGGCAATATCTGGCTGGTGGCTTTTTGTTTCGGGGTTGAGTTGTAATATATGCGCTTAAGAGGGCCGAAAGAATCTGCGCGGCGGACTACTTTCTCGACTGGGTTTCCGGTGCCCTTGAGCGACTGCGGGAATACGTCTAGCTCTTCGATGATATTGATGCGGCTAGGAAAAGATCTGAGCTTGCCCTCGCTGTTTGGGCCGACAGCTCGGATAAATGTACCGGCGTATGATTTGACACCTTTCGTATCACCGGTCGTATGGCCGTGTTTTTTGGCTACGACGCTTTTTATGGACTCGCGCATGCCTGCCGCTTCGATCATTGGGTCGAGACGTTTCTCGAATGACTCCTCGGCCATGCTCGCATCGCCGGATACGAATAATTGCGGGCCTAGACCGTGGGCAATATAGTACAGGATGGCGCCCATGGAGACGATGGAGAATCCTAGCTGGTTCGCTTTGATGACGGCGAACTCTTGGCAATTCGACATGACGGAAAAATTGTCGGCTATTTCCTGGAGGTATGGGGTGAGGCGGAATGAGTACGGGCCTGGCGCGACACCCTCGGTTATGATGACGTGTTGCTCGATCCATTCGGAACATTTATCGCGGATTAATTTTGTGGGTATTAGTTCTTGCGCGGCCTCGAGGACATAGGCCACCGCTAGCTTGACTATCGCGGCTGGTCTATTGCTGGCGTACTTGCTACGGTGGTTCATTCTTCTATGGCCTCTTCCTGTTCATCCCTCTTCACCACATTATGCTTCTTCCTGACCGCTTTCTCAGCTAGACGCTTGACCTCTTCGAGACGTCGTCCATTGTCGTTGGCTAGTATTTCTATAACTTCGTTCTCGTGACCGATCATGCCGAGAGCGGCGCAGATGGTGACGGCCTGTTTGGTGCATGAGTCCAGAAAATTACGCTGGATGGATTGCGCCATTTCGGTGAGATATTCGACTATGATTTCTTTTTCGACGAGGAGGTCGTTTAGTCGGTCGATTTCGATGGCGCGTTTTTCGGCGTCGTTCTTTATTTTTGCTGTTTCGTAATAGGCGCGCTTGAGAACAACACGCATTTCCGATGGCGATAATCCATCCGGTATATCAGCCAATTCTTGCGCTTCTGATATCCGAGAGAGAATGGTGGATGAGTCGGCGTCTTTTATCTGTCGTTTTTTTGTGGTGGGTTTTGGTTGCTTGCGATTCGGTGTCGGCTCGGTGGTATTTTGTTGATCGGTTGATCCGGTCGCCAGGTGTTGTGATGCGCTCGGGTTGTGGCGGAGGATATAGGATTGATTGATCGGATTATCGGTATCGAGGAGGCCGTCGGCGTTGGCTATGAGCTGGCCATCGTCGCAGAGGCGGTAGACGATTTGTCGCGAGACGTTGGCGAGTTTTCCGAATGCTGATTTTTTTACTAGCATTTAGTCCTCATGGCGCGGTTGACGTTTACAATTTTTGTGGATAGGCATATATAGATATATGCTCAAAACTGTCAACTTGTCGAGGGGGCTGTGAGTCTGGAAGCGCGGCACCATGAGTGTACT